GGTGGTCACAAACTCGATCTGGGATTGCACAGCTGTGCCAGCTTCAAACGAAATGCCGACGTTGGTGATCAGACCGTCAATCAAGTAGTACAGCTGGCTGTCGTCAGTATCAGCAGGACCAGTAGCTGCAGACTCATCCACGCGCTTTAAGGTCAGCGCGGCGCTGAAGTTGCTGCCGAGTTGCTGGCGCAGGATCAAATGGTGGATGTACTGAGCCGCTTCAAAATCGCCGTTTTCACCAAAGTCCCAGAAGCAGGTGATGCGTCCGCTGCCTGAGATTTGCCCGCTGACTTGGCTGACAAACTCCTCGCCCAACACGCTGGCATCCAGGGCAGTCCGCTGATTGCTCAGCTCGTAGGACACCACCTCTCCTAAGGTCCGGTAGCCGCCACTGGTAACGGCAACTGAAATTGTGTAGCTGGTGCTCGGTGTTGCCAGCACTACAGCGTCATCAACATCACCCTTAAGCGCAGCGCCCCAGGTCTTGAACAGGCGCAAACCTCCAACGGCATCCACACTGACGTACCAAGCGCCAGTACTGGTTACTCCGGGCGGGACAAAGCCTGCTGCGTCAATAAAGTCAAGATTGCCGCCACCGACGCGGGTGATCTGCAGGTAATCGCCCGTAATAAAGGTGTCGTTTGGGAAGTCGAAACTAAAGCGTTTCTGCGCGACGTTTACATCGGCAGGATCCAGTGTGGATGTATAGGTGCTCGCTCCAGTGCGTTGGATGGAGACAAGCCCGGAGTTGCCGAGATAAACCGCCATTACGCCGACCCCATTGTTGCGGTAGTAAGTCCGCCGTTGACTTGGAAAGCTAGGTTGACGCTAACCAGATCGCCGGTTGTAACTGCAATATCGGCTTGTGTGAACAACACCGCCGCCTCAATTACACGGTCATCTGCCAGCTTCAAACGCAACGTTTGCGTTGCTGTCGGTGTTGTTGCCGTGGTGCGGATGATGTTCTGTAGCATCGACGCCATCTCCAGAGCGCCGCTGTCGTTTTCGTAGTACAGAGCAGTGCAGCTGCCGGTGTAGTTCTGGCGTCCGTAAATAAATTTCTGGGTTGTGTCGCCGGTTGTGGTGACGTTCAGGGTTTCAACGCTGCCGGTGATGCTCCAGTTGCGGACTTTGGCGACTTGCGTGCCACCGACAAAAAGGGAGCCGTTGGCGCCTGTGTAGTACGTGGCCATTACGCGGCAACCCCCAGAAGCTCAACGGAAACGGATTGATAACCAGGTGGACCGTAAGTGACCTGGGGAGGACCGGCGTAACGCCAAGCGTTCGTTGCCTCGTTGGTGTAATTGTAGGAGGCCATACCAGCAAAGACAGCTGCTGGGAGGCTGAACGTGCCGTAGGTGGTGCCGTTTGCTGCGTAGTGGTCTGTGATTGATTTGCCCGATGCCTCAGTCACGTTGTCGAATGTCAGCGACAGGCGTTGACCCACGGTGCGGCTGCCGTGGATGAAGCGGATTTCAATGCCGTCAAGCGACTGGTACAGCGTTTGCGGACGGACGCCGGGACTCCAAACGCGGGATGTGGGCTGGACTGAAGGAAAGGTAGTCATACGATCACCTCAAATGATCCAGAGATGACGCTGTTACTAATGATGCTAGCCCCAGCCTCGTTCAGAGGGAAATGCGTTGCGGAGATGGTGCTGATGCCGGTTTGGTCGTATTCGATGGAATCAACAAGGTAGTGATTAGTTTCAACACGGGAATCACCTTCGCTGTTGGTGCGAGTTAGCTGTACAGCGATGAGGTCTGTAGGCAGCAAAAACGAACTGTTTAGGGTATTACGCGCAGTCTGAAAAGTAATCTTATGAGTGCTATATCTACGGGTTGCTAAAACATATTTAGCGAAAAGTATTGCGTGGTTGTTGGTAGTGCAGAACTCCGTCATGTCGTATTGCTCTTCCGGAACAGATGCGGCATAGTCGCTGTAGCGCACGTTAGCGGTCTTCATGCGTTCCACGCCGCTCTTGCGGATAAAGCGGAAACTGATAACTAGCTGAATTGGCTGGCGCTCTTCGGTGCTGAAATATGCTTTTTGATACGAGCCAGCGATGATCGTGTTATCAATAGTATCTGCTACTGTTTCGTTATCGCTAAATGTTTCCTTTGGCGTTAGCGCACCTGTGTTAATGGCTCCGGCGCTAGTTAGAGGCAGTAGCGGTTTGAAACGAAAGAAGCCTGAGGAACTGAAAAACGCGCATAAGAACATCGGTGCTACGCTTTGCGCGTAAGACATAAAGTTAGAGCCGTTTGAAATAACTCCGTTAAAAAATATGTCATACACATCGTGGAATTGAGCCGCTGTTGCTATATCTAAAATAGCCACTTGTTGCACGTTGGCAGCGTTAGGATATTTACCTGACCGCTCAAAAAAGTACAACAAAAGATCACCAAACTTATTGCTTGAGTTGTAGCTATAAGTAAACCCAGGGCCACTGGGATTTAATCTCCACTTGTCTACATAAATACCTTCATCCATGAAGACATTTAACTGTTTCAGATCAGTGGGGGGGCTGTACTCTTTAGTTATGTCGTAGAGATTTCCTTCTACAACCATAAAGGTAAGATCGGCGTAAGACGCTTTGCGATCCACGCTGGTGGGAAAGTCGTTTTCTTGGCGGAACTCCACCAAAATGTATGCAGGCTTTGTTGTTTGAGCTGCTGCAACACTTTGGATATCAAATGTATGTGTATACGATCCGGTAGAGTACGTATCGGTGAACAAGGCTGTCGGAGTGTCTACGTTATTTGTTGTAATAGTGCCGACAGTCGTGGTGTTTCCGGTGAAATTATTTGTTCGTCGAACTCTGATGGTGTAAGTCTCCATCAAAGTTGGAGCGGCAACTCCGTCTGGGTATACGGATAAAACTTTGATTCTGGCTTCTGTGGAATAGTCGTCTACGGATCTGAACTGGACGTAACTGCCTACCTCAGGAGATAGAGGATCCAGCAAGATTTTGAAGACATTATGGTTACACGAAACATCTGAGAAGGCTATCGGGCAAACTGTTGGGTCGTCTGTGTAAACAGTAGCTGCGGTGATTGTTGTATTGACAAGCCCTTGCCTTGACAAATCCGCAAGGTTATTTTTGCCTATATAGAAGTCATCAGTGCTAGAAAATCCGATAGCGTGCCCTTGGCTAATCAGGTACACGAAAGTTTGATTGAAGTTGGTTGATGCGCTGTCGACAAGAGGCGGACTAATCCAAGAGCCGCCTTTGTTACTTTCGCGGCGACAAAACACAATCGGAACGGCATCGCCGCTGTTTGCAAACTCTTGTGCTGTGTCTAGCTTTTCAAAAGGGATAAGTTTTAGTGATTTGCGGAGTTCGATCTGTTTTTGACGGATGCCTTCTTCTGCTGCAGTTTGTTTTGCTGGAGCGCGAGATACATCGGTGCTGCGGGAGGTATCGGCGTAAGGACCGATGCGCAGTTCCATCGCCTCCTCTTTTGAGTAAGAAGCGTATGAGGTGTATTCACCCCGAAGTGTGTAGCTAGGGTTATCAAGAGACATAATTAGCTACTGAGGGATAGCGGACCAAGGATGGTCCATGGTACTTTGCGCCAAGGTATATCACCGTCGATAGCGTCTGCGTATGGGCGCACAGTAAGTGTGACCGTGGTTATATCCGCAGAAGCAGAAACAGCATTTCCAAAACCCCCGCTAAATATGTTAAAAGACGAAGGCGCGTCTAAACCTTCAGCAGCAGACCACCGCTGCGTAAATCCGTCTATACGATACCTGTTAGTTATACATGCATCGACTAAATCCACGTTTGCGACTGTCGCCGGGAACGTAACAGTAAAATCATGAGATGTACTACTTTTGTCCTCTAAAAAGGGAGATAACGAAAAAGCTCTGTAGTCATAAGTAAAAATTCCATCAGTTATTGGATCGGGAAAGTGATTTTGAAAAGCGTAAAGAGGATTTGTGCCGGCTGGCGTTAGTTCTGGATAGATAAGCAAAAAACCTGCGATACCACGTACTGCCATTAGCGTGCTCCAACAGAACGGCGCACACCGCCATTACCCCGCAGGGCGGACAACGCCATTTCAGCGCCACGGCGGCTGGCAGCCTGCATACCAGCGACAAAATCGCGTTGGCTGACGTAGTTGCTGCCGTTCATGTTCATGACGGGGCCTGTAGTCACGTTAATCATGGGGTTGATGCTTGTCGAGCCCATGTCACCGCCGGGTGCTCCAGCAGTGTTACCGCCTGGGATGACGGAATCGCCACGCTGACCGGATGCGTAGCGCAACATAGCTGCGCTCATCTTGCTGGCTGGGATGACGTACTCTGACTCCCCGCCTTCACCAATAATTGCGCGAGTTGGTTTACTAACATAACCGCCTTGTGCGTATCCAGATTGAGCCGGAGCAGGCGCTGGATTTCCTCCTTGTCGAGCTTGATTTAAGCGTTGCTGCGCCGTAACAGCGCGTTCAATTTGCATCACAACGCCACTATATTCATTTTTTAGATTTCTCGTGATATTAACATTGTCTGCAATTTGACCAGAGAGCTGTGCAGCGCGTTCCTTGCTGACTCCAATTTCTTGGCTAGTTAATTTTTGCTCAAATGCTCCACGAGCTGTAAGTTTGTTTGATTCAAATTTCAGGGCTGCTACCTGCTCTTCGTATTCTGCGATTTGCTTTTGTGCTGGTATCTGTTTTTCAAGTTCTGTAATTACTCCTTGCTGAGATGCTATGGCGTCTTTACGTTTTTGATCAATCTCTTGTTCTTTCTTTAACCGCTCATCCGCGTTCTTGATGTCAGACGCTTTTAACTTTTGCAAATCAGCTTCTGCGTCTATTTCCCTTAGTTTTGTTTGCTCTAGCTGAAGTCGCAAATCAAGCTTCTGTTCCTCTAATTTTATTGCCTCAATCGCTTGGCTATACTCAATCTTTGCCGCTTCAAGTTGTTTGTTGAGGATCTGAACTGCAATGTCGAATCTTTCTCTAGCAGTTTTTGCTTGTTGATAACTCCTTTCAAGCTGCTGTTGCTCAAGACCATTGATTGCCAGCAAAGCTTCATACCGCTTCGTTGTCAAAGCGGCTCCACGCTCCAATGAAGCTAGTTGCCCATCGATAGTAATCTTTTGCTGCTTATAAAAATCAAGTGTCGCTTGAGCTGCTATGCCAAGTTCTGTAGTGGCAGCAGCAGCTTCTTTTATTTTTCCGGGTATAGGTTGAACATTTAAAGCGGTCTTGCGAAACGCTTCTTGAGCTTGCTGGGCTTCGGTTTTTTGTTTTTTTAGTTCACTTTCTGTTCCTTGTAGGATCTTATTAAGTCCTGTATAGGCGACACCAGCGGCGATGGCAGCGCCCGCAACTAGCGCAACTCCTTTGGGACCGGTCAGGGCGACTAAAAACGCTTGGGTAGCCGCCAAAGCCTTAGAGGCAATTGTCCAAGCTTGATAGGCTTTCACAACGATCATCACAGCTGCTGCCCCTGGTGCAAGAGCCTTCAGAAGATTTAACAGCACACTTGAAACTTGCTGAATAGGTGTTTGATTGGCCTTGAACCAATTACCAAGAGCGGTAACAGATGCTGTAAAAACCCTTACTGCATCAATAATTACAGGGCCAAAAGTTTCCGCAAGTTTTTCGCGTAGGTTTGTAAATGCAATGCCAAGCTTCTCGGCTGTCGTTATATTTGGCGCGTTTGAAACAGCTAGTGTTTGCGCTGCTCTAAACAAAATATCCGATGTGATCTTGCCTTCGCTGCCTAGTTTTTTAATGTCAGCTGACGTGGCATTTGTTGTAAGACCAAGCCTGTCAGTTTCCTTGGCTAACTGCTGCGTAAATGCAGGCATTGCCTCTAGGACACTTCTCAGTTCATCGCCAGAAAGACTGCCACTTGCGAATGCCTGCTTGAGCTGAAGTAATGCGCCCTGCGCCTCTGCAGCCCCAGCGCCTGAAAGCCGTGCAGCATTGGTCAATCCAACAAAGAGAACTTCAAGCTGCTGCACCGTAACGCCAGTGCCGCGCAACGCCGCATAAAGCTGAGCAAATCCCTCTCTGGCGTCAAGAGTGCTAACGCCTAAGACTTTCTGGATGCGATCAACGGATGCCGTAGCTGCACCAAGCTCGCCATATTGAGCTGTTAAAGCTTTGATTTGATTTTTGGTCTGCTCAGATCTTTGCCCAATATCGGCAATGCTCTTAATCGCAACACCAAGCCCTAAAGCCGCTACTGCATTTTGAAGGCTAAAAAAAGTTCTGTTTAGTTCGCCTGCTGCTGCATCTACGCGATTGAGCTGGGATACCGCGCCTTTGGCGTCAACATTGATCGCAACGTTGGCGACAACAGCCACAGCACCAAGCCAATCCTGCAGTCAGTCTACCGCCGCCGCGCTTTCTTCATCTCTTTTTCTTGCTCTTGATATTCGTGCTGGTAAATCAACCCCCAAAGATACAGTTCCTCGTGGGTCATGCGTTCCGCGAGTTCAGCCAAGGTGTAACCAAGATCCCTGGCAAGGCGAGCCATCAACAACAGCTCATGGTCTCGCCCAATCTCGCGGGTTAGTTTTTTGCTTCGTCCTCGGTTACGTCAGAGTCGTTGGTGATCACTGCCAGCATGAGCGTTTGCAGGTCGGCATCGCGCACTTCGTTTTTAAGCTCAGCGATCTCACCGGCACGGAACAAGGGTTCACCGTTTTCATCCTTGGCCTTCTGCACTAGCAATTGCATCGCAAACGCAGTCGCCTCATCGCTGCCGGCATTCTTCTGTGCGCGTTCACGTTCCGCCATCGTCAGCGGCGTGCAGTAAAACTCAAATTCGTCACCGTTGGACAGTTTGACGCACTTTTTGATGGGCGTCAGGTTGGCAGCCTTCTTAAGACGGTCAAGCGCACGCAACGACTGAGCAGGCATAAAAAACAGCTGTTTGTTGATACTTTAGACGCAAAAAAGCCCCCGGTGCAACCCAGGGGCGATTTCGTTTGGAGTCCCGCGCAAGCTTATCAGCTCTTGCTGAAGTCAAAGGTGGGAGTACCCGCCGGGCGGAAGGCGATCTCTACAGACTGAGCATCGTCAGGATTGACGGTCAGGCTGGCAGAAGTTAGCACCGCGTCAAACTCAACACTACGGCTTAGGGCTGCACTGGGGCTGCCGCCGCTCAACACTCGATCAATGTAGAGCTTGAAGGCTGCGCCAGTCTGTTGACGTTGGATCACGTCTTGAACCATGCGGTTAGCAAGGTTGCTGTCGTCGTCAGTGGTGTAGACGGTGGCGGAACCTTCGCCATCAGCAAAACCAGTGATGTAACGACGGAACGGTGCGTACTGACCAAGCGATTGGCCAATGGTTGTAACGTCGATTTCTTCACGAGTGATCTCAAAAGACCATTCGCGTACATCACCCACAGCGGCATAAGCTGCGTAGTCAACCTGGAAGGCGTTAGGCGTAACAGCGGTGCCGTCGTCAGTGATGGCAACAGCAGAACCACCAGCGGTAGCCGAAACCTTCAGTACACCAGTTGCAGCGGTGTAGGTAATGACGTAATAAGTGGTCGCTGCCGTGATGCCAGCAGGCAGAGTGCCAGTGCCAGTGCCCCCAGTTTCGGTGTTGACGACACTAAAGACCACAGGATCGCCAACCTTGAAGTTTAGGTAGGTAGCAACTGTGATTTCATCATCAGCAACATCAACGGCGGTTTCGCCAAAGGTTGCCTTGGTGCCAGCAGGCTTGTAGTAGAGGGCGCCGGACGTACCGGACAGAACAGTAGCCATGTTGTGAACGGTAAGTGGCTGATCAGATTCTAGCTTTGCTCATAAGCCTCAAAAGTTATGGTCACTTGAGTTTGGTAAAACCCTTCCGGCGCAGGGGGTTCGATGGAACGCGGTCCATTTGCGGCGTCAAATTTTATATTTTGCAGCTGTAAACGTGAGAACAGATCAATGCAACGCTGGGCGATGGTCAAGTTTGCGCCAGGGCCTGCACCACGCGAGGAGAAGATATTGAAAACAAGCGTGCCGTTGCGACGATCAAAGCCATCGCCAGTTCCACGGGTTGCAGTGGTCAAGATGGTCAGATAAGCAGAGTCTCCCCACAGGATGCTTGTCTGAATCCAGCTGGCGTTATTGGGCGGGGTAAACGGAACGTTTTGGTAAGCGACTTGCAATGCCGGTGAGGCGGCAAACTCAGTTGCGATGCGTTCCTCTATGGCAGCACGAAGGGTATTAAGACTCATGACTGATTACCAATACGAGCGGCTTCAGCATCAACATAAGTCTGCACATCTTTTGCCGTTGCATCAATCCAGCCAGCAGGTGCCTGCTGAGACCAACCATTAGCCAAGCGTTCGGCATAGGGCAAGTTATTGCTGACAGAGCCGCTAAATTCCTGCTGCGTGATTTGCCAATTGGACCTAAAACGCCCTGTATCAACTGGACTGGCAAGTTTCAGTCGTCGATCAGCATCAAGGATTGCAAGACGTACAAGTTTTTTTAGCTGGCTGCTTGCGTAATCACCAATCTCGTCAATGCTGATTTGCTTGGCCATGTCACTCCCTCAGGAAGACCTCAAAGACAATAGCCGTATTATCTTGCTCAATCTTTGTTACCTGAATAATTTGCATGATGCGGCTTGCGATAGTCACCTGATCTGACACCGCAGGCTCAAAGCTCAGATCAGCAGCAGCTACGGTCAGTTTTTTGTCCGTGCCTTTGACCAGATCATTGACCTCTCGTTCGTTCACATCCTCCAGCACGCCACGGACGGTTGTCGAAGCAGCAGTTGGCGTAGCAACCCCCGTGGAAGTGTTATACGCTCCAGTCGTGATTCTGCGGAACGTTACTTCGCCGCCGAACTTTAACATCAGCTTGCTGGCAACTTTCCGTAGCGATGTTGCTAGCGCCATTTATCAGGCCACCTGTACTGCAGTCAGGATAATGCCGGGAATAGACGGATGTGCCGGTCCTGATGGCG